CAAGAAATTCAACGAACTCCTCGTTGTTAACTGCGTCATTGAACCAAACTTCAAAGACCCTGAGTGGCTGAAGGAACTCGGTGTCCCGGATGCAACTTCAGCTGTCTATAAGACTTTGCTCGCCGGCGAGATTACAGATCTTGCTGAGAAAATACTTCGTTTGTCTGGATTTGATAGAGATATCGAAGAGGAGATGGAAGAAGTAAAAAACTAATGGCGGAGAAGGACGGCGACACTTGGTACTGCTTTTATGCAGTGATGAAGCTTCGTTGGAAGCCATCCGAGTTTGCCTTCCTTCCTCCGCAGGAGAGAGCTCTAATGTATGCTTTCATTGACGAAATGCTGCGTGAAGAAGAAAAGCAGCGAAGAGAACTTAAATCCCGAAGATTTAAACGGAAAGGGGGTCATCGGTAATGGCAACTATTAGAAACTCTATCAGCTTACAGGACCGAATGACCCCCGTTTTTCGTTCCATCATTAAATCGATGGATAGCACTCTCAGGGTCATGAGAAATCTGGACCGTCAAGCTAATAAGGGTGTGCAAAGCAAGGCATATAGAACCGCAGAAAGAGATATCAAACGAGCAAACAATGAACTCATTCGTATGCAGAATAATCTGCTCCGAGCAGATAAGGCAGCAGGAAAACTCGCTACCTCTACTGGCAGGGTATCGACTAATATGTCGAGGATGAGTTCAGGAGGTTTCAATCTTAGTAATCTTGCTGCGGGCTTATACTTGCTGAAGAATATAGCAAGTACACTATCTCGTATCATGGAAACTCCTGATACCATGAAAGCAATTCAATATCGTTTAGGCACCTACGATACATCGTCTGCAACGGGAGATCAATTATTCGATGCTGCTTATCTTGCAGCGCAGCGTTCTCGTTCAGACCTTGTGAGCACTGCTAACTTAGCATCTCGTATCTTAATATCAGGTGCTACAAAAGGTAGTGGTGCAGAGGCGATAAAACTCGCAGAATTGCTGAATAAAGCATCGTTTTTAGGTGGTTCTTCTTCTGGAGAATCTCAAAGAGCATTGCTTCAGCTGTCACAAGCTCTTGCGTCCGGGTCATTGCAGGGCGATGAGCTTCGTGCTATTCGTGAGCAGGCTCCTGGTTTAACAGATGTTCTTGCTCGAGGCTTGTCCAGCATGGCAGAACGAGGAGTATTGCCAGAAAAATTCATCGGAACCACAGTAGGTGACCTTAAAGCACTCGGTGCAGAAGGTGAACTCACAGCAGAGAGAGTTATAGCTGCTTTCAAAGAAATGGAAACTTATATCAATGAGATGTTTGATAAATCTCCGAAGCAGTTCGGTCAGGCTGTTATAGGTATCGCCAATGTCTGGAAAAGATGGCTGAAGTTAATGTCGCAAGGTGACAATGCTCTCGCCAAAATCAACGAGAAAGCTTGGCAATTGCTTGAATGGTTTGAATCTGCAGACGGTCAGGCGTTTATGGAAGGTCTTGCTAAAGGCATCAACTTTGTTGTAGATGCTATTATACGATTCATAGACTGGATAGCACAACTGATAAACGAATTCAGGAACCTGGAGAACGCATCTAATATTCTTCAAGCGATATTCATTTCCCTTGCTATTGTCGCCGCAGCTGCTGCAGTCTATATGGCTGCAGGATGGATAGCAGCAACTTGGCCCATATTACTTGTCATCGCTCTTCTTGCAATCGTTATCTATGCTCTTCTTCAGTGTGGAGTGACAGCTAACGAAATTGTAGGTGCTATTTGCGGAGCGTTTATGTTCCTCGCCTATCTCATTTATGATATAGTAATCGGCGCAATCATGGCACTCGGTCTTGTAGGTGTTGGAGTGGGTATGCTCATTATCTTGACTCTGCAAGCCGTTGTTCAGATGATTATATGGATGGTCCTCGCCATTTGGAGTGCCATGGTTACCGTATATAATGTTTTCTACTCTATCGTCAAAGGAGCAATCGGAGTAATCAAAGGCACAATCGTCGGCATTTATCAGCTGTTCGTTTGGCTCGGTCAAGGAGTACTTGGTATTCTGTACAGTATCGCTTCTGCAATCGACTTTATTTTCGGCTCTAATTTAGCGGATACTGTCGGCGGCTGGATTGACGATTTAGACTCGTCCGTAGACGCACTCAACGAAGCACTCGACCCGCTCGGAGAGTTTGAGGACATTGGAGACCAATGGAAAAACTCTTATAGCACTCTCGGCGATATGTGGGCAGGAAGAGGAGAGTATGATAGTTGGAATATCACAGACAACATAAGTGATGTTCGGAACAGCGGTACCGCAATGATGAAGGGTATTTGGGAATGGGGAACCGACAAAATGGTAAACCCAATAGAAGGTTGGGACAAAGGATATGATTTCGGTTCCAGGCTTGTAGACAATATAAGCAATATAGACTTCAGCAGTGCATTAAGCGATATCAGCAGCCTCGAAGACAGCCTCGAAGATATGCTGAATAAAGGTGTCGAAGTAGGTGGTGGAGACCTGGATAGCATCGGTCGTATCAAGAGCGATGTTGATATTTCAGACGAAGATATTCAGTTACTCAGAGATATTGCTGCTCGTGACTTCTTGCTCAACCTGCAAACAATAACACCTACTGCAAATATCACCTTCGGAGATATTCACGAAACAGCAGATGTTAAGAAGATTCTCAGTATAATCGAGGATATGGTTGAGGAACAACTTGCGACTTCACTTGTCGTGGATTGATAGGAATAGGAGGAGGCGTGATAAATGGACATTGGATTTTTCATAAACTATAATAACCTGGTTGTTCAGCTTCCTGTCAATCCTGAGAAGGTAGAGGTTAGGTATAATGGCAACAACAGTACGACTGAGATTATTAAATTGGGTGAAATCAATCTCCTGAAGGATAGAAAGTTAGCTGAAATATCATTCAGCTCTTTCTTCCCTCATGACGATTGGTTCCCTGCTGTTAGGACCAGAGGACAGTTTAAGCCGCCAGACTTCTATAAAAAATTTTTCGAGGGAATACAGAAAGACAAGAAACCTTGTCGACTCATAATAACAGGACTCAACATTACGATGAAGGTCTCAGTAGAGAACTTCTCGTATTACCACCAGGGAGGAGACCACGAAGACGCATACTACTCTATCGATTTTAAAGAGTATAGGGATTATCACATTACGCAGATACCAATTGACCCTTCCCTTAAGCGTCCAACAGCTACTAAAGCAAGGATTCCAGCACCTGCTAAACCCGTTACTCCTACGCAGATTACCAAAGGTTGCGATGTCATTCTAAATGGTAGAGTCCATTATGACTCATACGGCTCTAAGCCCGGAAAGACATTCAGAAACTATAGAGGTAAAGTCAACTTCATAAATATGAAGGGTTCTCATCCCTATCATGTAACCACTCCGTCCGGAGGCTGGTTGGGATGGGTTACCAAAGAAAGTGTAGTGTTAGCATGAGCATATACGCCACACTTTATGATAATCGAAACGAAAAAGCATACGACATTTCAGAAGTCATCAGTAACCTGGAGATTTCAACGAAAATTCAGGACGACCCTGGAAAGTGTACCTTTGACCTCATTAAATGTGATGGACTCGCATTCCAGGAAGGTGCTACTGTATCCATCATTTACAACGGTGTGAAGATGTTCCGAGGATTTGTCTTCTCTAAAAAGAGGAACAAAGATGTAGACATTATTTCAGTCACCTGCTATGACCAGTTAAGGTACCTGAAGAATAAAGACTCTTATGTGTTTGAGAATATGACGAGTGACCAGATTTTCTCTAAGATTTGTTCTGACTTTGTTCTTAAGCATAGAGTAGTAGATAAGAGTTCATACATCTGCGCTCCGAGAAGTAACGATGCTATTAGCTTGTACGAAATGATTAAGAAAGCACTCGATGACACACTCATCAACAGCAAGCAATGGTTTATTATCAGAGATAATTTCGGAGTGTTGGAGCATATCAATGTTTACTCTCTTCAGGCAGGTATCATGCTTGGAGACGGAAGTGGAATCACCGATTTCACTTATGAAACATCGATTGACAAGGATACCTACAATCAGATTAAACTCTACAGAGATAATCAGACAACAGGTAAGAGAGAAATCTTCATTGTCAACGACACAATCAACGGCGGCAATACAATTAAAGCCTGGGGTATATTACAGAAGTACGAGAAAGTAGGCGAGAACCTTAATCTCGCCCAGATTGAACAGAAAGCAAGAGGAATGTTAAGCCTATACAATAATACCAAGAGAAGCCTAAAAATCGAGGCTCTCGGAGTACCAAATGTATGTGCTGGTTCGATATTCAAGTGTTCAATCGAAGACCTTGGAGATCTTTCTATCAACAGGTATATGCTCGTAACCGCTTGTACTCACAAGATTGGAAACGGAGTGCATACCATGGAACTTGAAACAGAGGTGATAACAAATGGCTGATGCATCAAGACTGGTGAAAGCAATGCAGAAAGCAGCAAAGATACCAGAAAATGAAAAGGTGGACTTGGTTACGGGAACAGTCACCTCTGTCAATCCGCTAAAGATAAAGATAGGTAAGATAGAACTAACAGAGTCATTCCTTGTTGTAGGAGCCCTATGTAAGGCTACCACTATCAAAATACCAAAGAGAGACGCTTATACTCACAAGCACAAGATACCGGAGCACACCACAGAGCCCGCTGGCCCTGATCTGCATACTCATGTTATCAACGAGTTCTACTCTGAGGATGCGTTACCTGACATTCTACTTTGGCGAGGATTACAGGTTGGAGATGAAGTGTATATGATACGATTCTCAGACGGTCAAAAGTATTATGTATTACAGAGGAAAGAGGGGATTACATGATTCCGGAAACTCTAAATGAAGAGAATTTAATTGACATCGAGGAATATGAGTCTCCTCCGTCTCTCACTTATCGACTGGACTTTACCAATCGAAGAATAATCGGCAAGATAGATGATAAAGAAGCTGTTATTCAGTTTATCAAGAAAGTTCTGAATACCGACAAGTATGCTTATCCGATATATGATTGGTACTATGGAAATGAACTTCTTACTCTTGCGGGAATGCCCTACGATTACATTGTGGTTGAGGCTCCAAGAATCATCGAGGAGGCATTACTCGTAGATGATAGAATAACCTATATAGACCAATGGAGTTTCAAAAAAGTTGCTGTCGACGCCATAGAGATATCTTTCCTGGTTCATACCATTTATGGTGACATCAAATACACTAAAGAGGTAGCAGTATGATTGGAGATTATTTAGAAAAATATACTTTTGATTATCTCATGGAACAGGCTTTGAGTCAGGTTCCAAATACAATAGATAAAAGACAGGGAAGTATCATCTATGATGCTCTTGCACCTGCTTGCTACCTACTGGCATATTTCTACAATACTCTGAGAAACATCTATA